GCTCCGGACTAACATCTCTCTCGTTCTGAGATTTCGGTTGAAAGATGCCTCTGCAAGAGAAGTAAATTCTGGTATTCTGGCAGTCAGATCTGATCTATTTAGCCAGTTTGCTACTGCAGTGTTCAATTCGGCTTTTGTTGAAATTGCCATTAGGACAGTCTCGCTTCAACAGTTTTGAAACATTTATTTTCTGGCATATCTAGCCATTTTAATAGTTTTTTTGTACTACCTTTTGGGCCAAGTATCTCATCTCTGTAAAGTTTTGCTGCTAATACTGGGGGGATTTCTGCAACATGTCTGACTTCATTCTTCCTGTCAACAGGTTGTTCTCGTAAATATTTGGCGTAGTCTAAGGTAGGTGCAACATCTTGTTTCTTGGTGATATGGAATGTCCCATCACCATCTTCAGTATGAACTGCAGTTTCTACTCCAAATTCATTTGATAAAATCGTGGTTGCTTTCGGCAAGTAATTCCATTCTTCTCTCCAGAAAATTGGTTGGTACCCCCCCCGGAGGAGGGGTAGTTTAAGGTTAACTTGAGTTGATAACCATATAAAAGGCTAATAATATCAGTTAACTACAGTCGGCAACTAAGCCATGAGCTAATTCATTATCCACCTGGAGGCCTCCCTCCCATACAATATATTTTCCAAGAGAATCGCCTGTCACCCCAATGGATTGTGTCTCAAAAGCTCTTAATTGAGCAATTTTGACATACTCTGGGTTAAGGACCAACACATCTTTATCACCCCGGATGAAACGATCTGCTTGAATAGCATATGAGCCAAAATCGCCAATATAAATACTCACGTTAGCGTTCACTTCCTCCGCTTTTGAAGGTAATGCTACAACCTGAGTTGCAGATGCTCGTCCTGAAAATGCACTCGCCAATTGTTTATTTTTTGAACTCATCAGGATTTGTGTTGGACTATCTCCCGAATTGTCATAACAGAGTTTCAAAACTGCTTTCAGCAATACTTCCGTAAATGCTCTGGCAGTAGATGAATCTGTTCTTGCGGTTGATCCGATTGCTGCCTGGGCTGCTGTCGGGTTTGTACCACCACTGTGCTTATCAATGTTAGTTGATAATTTTGCTAATATCCCGGCGGTTGTGCGAGCAGTTCCTGCTGAAGCACTTGACCCAGTATTAACAATTGAGTTACCCAACATCAGCTTTTCGACATCACGTTTGAGCGCTCTGCTCATGACGGATAATTGGTGACTCAAGGCATCATTTACGCCCGCTCTGTCCATTGCTGCCTGAGTTCCAGTTACTGCTGCTGATCTCCTCAGAATTTGACACTGGTTAGAATTTCTAACAGTGTTTTGCGGAGCTAGGGCTGCTATAGTTTCTCCTTCAACCCTTCCGGTCACATCAATACTTGGTAAACTTTCAGTCTGATGCTCAAAAAGTGTATTAGATACACTTCGTTTCCCTGCCATTGAGACAAATGGGGTTTCTTCCGGGCTTATATTATCAGTGTTGTTATCGTAGCTTTTTTAATTACTACTTCAATATATTTCTATATTGCTCAGACTACATCATCACCATTTAAGGTGCCGGGCGCTCGTGGAGGGGTTATCGTTTGTGCTACTCACCCTCTAGTCGTTGAACCTTACTGCTACTATTTGCACTTTCGCAGTCTTGGATGCTGATTGTCTCCAGCCTTACCTGGTAAGATGTCCCAGCAGTTCACCCGGTTACGATCCAAATATCTCAGATCACTTCCGAAAGATCCTCACGTTGCCCTACAGCTTCGTATGAATCAAATGCATTGGTAATTTTTGCCATATATTTCCTTTTATTTCAGTTTATTACAGATTATAACAGTTGTTTGAAATATTCAGCAGCATCAGACATCTTGCCTGTTTTAGCTAACCGAATTTTAGCTTTATGAATAGAAGTTTGCTTCCTGGGTTGCTCCGGGGCCGAACCTGGTGTTAACGCTCTAATTGCTGGGGATTTAGATTTAAGTTTTACCTTACCTCTGTTTTTTAATCCACTCGCAATCATTCCATGCCGTAGAGCTTGAACTGCTCTAGCGTCATAAACTTGAGAAATTTCTGCAGAATTATACCCAATTGTTAGGGCATAGTCTCTGATCTGAGCCTTCTCCTGCTGCATCACTTTTTGGTCTTGCCACTCTGGAATCGCATCAATTAGTGCCTGGTGTTGCTGGGACAAATGAGTTTTCATCTGTTCCTGCTCCAAGTATTCCTGTTGTTGCCTCATTCGATATTGTTCCTGATGCAACTCCAAGTTCCTCTCTTTTTGTGAACGAAAATTTTCCTTTTGTTTCATCCACTCCAGAGGATCAGCTTCATACAAACTATCCCAGTCCGGTTCTTGGGGCTGAGATGCTTCTTGTTGCTGGAGCACCTGCTCTAATCGCTGCTGGTATTGCAACCTTTCAGTTTTAGCTGCTTCCTGTTCCGCAACTGCTTGCTTCTTATCCTCAGCAATTTGTTGCGTTTTTTTTGTGTAGTCTTGCTGTCTCTGATAACCTGCTAGTGCTTCTTCAGTCGTTATCTCATATAATTCACCATCTAATTTAACTTGATGGTATTGAGGTTGACTTTCAACTTCTTCAGGTTCTTCTTCCTCAGTTTCGACTTCAGCTTCCGCTTCAATTTCAGGTTCTTCTGCTTCAACTTCTGCTTCTTCTGTTACTTCTTCCAACTGCTGTTGCTTCTCGATTGGTGGATCGGACAACATTGACTGAAATACTACTTCGGCCTGTTGGAGTCCTGTTGCTTCTGCCACTGGTTGCTCCTATTTAGATTAAATTTTACGCTTCATAGACCGACTCAATGTCGATTTATGAAACTCGCCTTTTTCCATTATAACATTGAAATGACTACGTACCTCTGCTATTGCCCATTGAAGTTGAAAAAGCACTTCTCTACCTGAAGAATCTTTTGGATCAGATTCCTTCCATGCATCAATGTATTTAGATTCTAATTCTTGAAATATCTTCTGGATAAGTGGATCGTCCAGTAGTTCTTTTGCTCGTTGAGAATCTTTTAATTCTTCTAAATCTATTTCGTCCATTGAACCTCCATTAGTACAATAGAGATTCAGGAGTCAACCCAAGATTTTGGAGTTGGTTGGGACTTAGGAGGGAAAGTTCTGAGAGGACATTTCTGTATCGGTCACCGGAGTGTGGAGCGTTGCTATCTCGTATGCTCCCTCCAGTTCCTCCGGGGTTATTGACTGGGCTTGTCCCTGGTGGTCCTCCATGAGCAGGTCCAGTTGGTTTTCCAGAATATTCTTCTGCTGCTTCAATAATCCCTTCAACTTGGGACCCAGATTTGAAGCTACCATTTTCATTAATAAGTCTAATTGCATCGGTTCGTATTGCATCGTCACCTTTCCATTTCATTATAACCATCTCAGGCATACCAAGAGATTCATCCCATCCGGTTGATCTCCAATACTCCTTTAGGTCATTTAGTTGTGCTGCCGAATAGTATTTTTCCTCAAAAGGCACCCTGCCTAATTCGACAAACCCATAATCATTATACACCTTTGGCAGAAAACCTCTAGGGTATTTTTTACTTGGGACAGCAAATGCATCCAGTGCAGTTGCACCTTCCTGAATTGCTTTCCCCATTACTCCAGGTGCAGCAACTCCTTTTGCACCAGGTTCATTGTTTACAACTCCTACTACTGCCCTTTCATTTGGTCCCAGATCAGGATGTGTAAAACCATAATCTGCATTATAATCTGTATCTTTTATTCCGAAAAAGACCTGGGAAGTACCACCTTCTCCACCCTTAGATCCCATTTTTGCCCTACCCAACTGAAAGACCTGGAAAGAACCATCTTTTGCACCTTTTGTTACTTCCTCTTTAGTGTAAGGTGTCAGTGTGGAAGATGCATCAGAATTTTTTAATGCCTTTTCAAAATCAACTGGAGAAACACCCCCTGCAGTTTTTGTCATACCAGATGAGATCCATTCCCCTCTTGCTGCCTCCAACGTAAGTGCTGCCTGTCTAGGTGATTGAATATGCTGAAATGGAGTGAATTGGATGTTTTTTAGAACATCTTCTGACAGTACCTGATTAAAATTTGACATTGTAGATGCCCTTATTACATTGTCAAATCTTCTCCCTTCTGCTAATTTTGGATTTGCAAAATCAGGGAATACAGATTGGTATGCTGTAGGTGCTGGAAACTTACCTATTACTTTACCTTTAACACCATATTTATAAGATGGATGTTCTTTTGTCCCTGGATGGACACCTAACTCAACAAGATTATTTTTCCCTTTATCTAATTCAAGAACAAGTAGTGCATCACCTAAGTTCGATCCATAAGTATCTGGATCTTCAACCTTCCTTAATATTCTTGGCATGTTTGGGACCCCAAATTTATCCGCATCTGATGATGATAATTGAGTTAGAATTCTCTCTCTTGCAGGGAAGGAAATGCTTTTAAAATACTTCTTTAATACACTTGGGTCACTTTCTACCCCTGGGAAATTAGCCACATCCTTCTTTACTGCAGGTTTCATCTTCTTGGTAGGTTCTTTTATCAGCTTATTAATTCTTCCTATATTGCTCACACCGATCCTTCCATCCCTGATATATGCCTGTACTGTCCTTAAAGTAGACATATTAACTGATGTATTACTCTTATGTGCATCATGGCCCATTGCTACCACTATTGCATAATCAGAATTTTCTGCTTTTTTAATCAGTCCATCTTCACCACCTTGAACTGCCCACACTGCATTTGCATCTCTTGACGATTCTAAACTAGGGAATTTTTTACCACCAAATAGTGGTTCCGAAACATCTAACTTGGAAGAGTCTATCCCAGTGTAGACAATGCCTCCATCAGTTAAGTCAGCATGTATTGGGAACACCTTCTTACCCTTCAACATCTCAGGTTTTATATCTGGGATGTTACCAAGATATTTAGGGATCTCATGGGGTAGGAGAGAAAGAACTGGTTTATTTGGTCCTTTATTTAATTTAGTTAAATTCTTAATTACTCTTGTTGCTTTTATTGGGGTAGATACTCCTGCTCCTACTACACCTAATGAAGATAACCAAGCATCTACTGCTTCAAGTCCAGACCATATCCCTGATGCTGCTGCTCCAGGATAATCTCCTTCATCCAGAAGACCCATCATTTTATTATATTCCTGGGTGGACCGGACACCAGACCTGAGTGGACCCTCAACAGGGGTTATATCTTTCCTGAATTCAGATAAAAGATAAGTAGCATCATCTGAGGTTCCTGGGAGAGTTGTGTCCCATTCGGGTAGGGTCCCAAAATAAGACTTGATAGGGTCATACCAGGTATCTGGTCTACCCTGTCTCAGTTCTGATCTGTTCTGATCAAAAACTTGTTCAGCCATTTTGTGGCATTTGTGGTGGTTGTTGTGGAGGGGGCTGTTGTTGCTGAGCTTGAGCTTGCTGCTGAGCTTGTTGCTGTTGTGCCTGTTGCTGAGCTTTAATCATTGCTTCTCTCTCTTTTGCTTCTTCCCGGTTACGTTCTAAGTT